TCTTACATAAATTCCGTTTGAGTCTTGTGCAACTGCTGTTCCACCTTGAGTTACTTTAATAATTCCGTCTTGACCACCATACTCACTAATTCTTAATGCACCATGTGGACTTAACGCACCTAACTCAACTTCAGCTGCGTTATTATCGGCAAGTGCCTTTTTACTAATATATCGAACTAATTTAAAGGCCATTTTTATACTCCTATATCGCCAACAATTCTTTTTCAAAATATCCTAAAAGGTCTTTTTCTCGAACTCGATATTTCTTTGCGACATCTTTAATAGTTTTATCAAAAGTATTTAGGAAATCTTGAGGTTTAGAGTCCATTTTTTTGAATATATCATCTACTGCATTACGCAGTTTCGGACTTAACCTTTTATATTCTCTAGTTTTTTTATGTTCATCTTTTTCTAAAACTGATGAATATATTTCTTTAAATTCCATTTGGTTTTCCCCAACAATTTTTTTCTTCATAGTATTTTTCATCATTTGCATTTTATTATGAATTTTTTCTGCAGCTTTAAACTTACCAGCTGCTTTCATTCCACTTTTTGCAAGTGCAAGTGCTAAACCCCTTCCACCACCTAACCATATGGGTAAACCACCAGTTGCAAGTCCAGCAGCTAATAATCCTAATCCAGCAACACCACTTGGTGAAGTCAACAAATCCGTCATACTATAATTTCCTTGCAACGCATCTCCTACAACGGATAAATCATAATCTGATTCTATATCACCACTAAAACTCATATGATACCACTGAGCACAAGCTAATCCAGCAACAGCAACACCACCTATTTTTTTCAACTTTGGATGTTTATCCAAAAACTCATCTGCTTTCATTGTTCCAGCTTTTAATGCTTTAAACGGAGCAGATTTTGTAAGTTCTCCAGCAACACCTTTTAGTGCTACATTTCCTGTTCTTAAACCACCTAAAACAGTTTTACCCAAAGTTTTCATACTAAAACCAACACCCTTTAATGTGTTATATACACCTGGCTGTTTAAATGCATCAACTGCTTCTTTTGCACCCAATCCTGTTTCTTTTACAACATCATTAATGTGGTTTTTTAACTTTGTTGCAATATTTTTAATCTTTATTTTATCTTCTTCACTATCTGTTGATTTTGTATATTTATCTAAATCAACATCATCTGTCTTTTTAGGCTCTTTAGGTTCTTCTTTATCTTTTGTATATTTATCCTGTTTTGCTCTTGCTTGTTTTGCCTGTTTACTTTGTGGGTGTTTTTTTATATACTTATCTTGTTCATCTGGTGATAATTTACTCCACCAATTACCACCTTGTTCTTGTAATTGTTCTACAAGAATTTCATCAAGAATACCACAATATCTTTCATAAGTTATACCTTGTTCTGATGGACGATATAACTCATTAAACTTCTTCATTGTCCTCTACTTCTGGAATATGTTTATTAACCATTCCCTTTGCAAGTTCTTGTCTTTTTGTTTCTAATGCATCACCAACTTTTTGTGATATTGCACTTTTAAAGGCATCTTCTGCTTCTAAATTACTATCGTCTGATATTGCATCTACAAATTCTTTCGCACTCATTTTTTCTTCCTTTTTGAATTTTTAAGCATGAAATCTTTATCCGATTCCATGTCATCAACACCTTGATTATCATCATCATAAGCATCTACATCAGCTGGTGGTATTGGAACACCGCCTTGTGATGGATATCTTGTTACGCCATCAGTATTATCTGGAACATCAACTCCGCCTTCATCTGGGTCAAGTCCAGCTTCTTTATTAATTTGAGATTGCATATCTTCAATTTCTGTATCAGTAAGTCGAAGAATATTCTTTTGCACCCATTCTTTACTAAAGAAAGTTCCGATATAACTTTCAACTGTTCCCAATTGTTCAAGTTTATCAGTCATTAATTCTGATTTCTTTAATTCTGCAAAGTGTCCGTCTTGTAAGAAGTCATACTGAATATGTTCTTTTATATCATTCCAGTCTTCTAAAGTCATTACACCTTTTAATACCAATTGTGTTTTAAGTAAGTCTGTAAACAATGGTGTAAATTTCTTACGAATTCTTTGCACAAATTTTGTAAACTTCAATTCATCTCTTGTTATTTCCGTTGACCTACCAAGACTGAAATTGTTTTCTGCCTCCATTCTTGATACTGGAACATTTAATGACCTGTATAATTTTCTTTGAAAATATGTTATGTCATCTATTTCACCAAGATTAGAGCCACCAGGCAAAGTAGTAATCTCTGTTCCTCTACCACCTTCTCTACGAGGCAACCAGAAATCTTCCAACATTGACATATGATTTCTATCATCTCTGATTTCACCAGTAGATGCGTCATATACCAGTTTGTTACGATAACGATTCATAACATCTTTTAGATATTGTTCTGCTTTAATTTTTGGTAGATTACCAACATCAATATAGAATATTCTTCTTTCTGGAGC